CGTTGCCGTTTGCATTTTCTCAACTTGGCAAAATACTGAAATATCGCTTATTCCTAACGGTTTACGTTTAATCTATACCTGTTTGCTGTTGCTTGCTTTGGCTATTACTTTCCATTCAGGACGCCACACCTACGCCACGCTACTGATAACCAACGGCACCGACATATACACAGTCTCAAAGATGCTCACCCACAAAAACGTCGCCACGACCCAGATTTACACTAAGGTTTAGGGTTGACACATTCAAAATAATTGCTTAACTTTGCAGTGTAATTAATTCAAACACTGAAGAATGAAAGTAATTGTTTACGCACGAGTCAGCACGAAAAAGCAGGATTTAGACCGACAGATTATGTTGGCTAAAGACTATTGCAATACTAGGGGGTATGACCTAGTAGGGCAAATCGTGGAAAAAATGAGTGGTGCAAAAGCAGATAGAGACGGTTTGCAACAACTGATGTCACTGACAAAAAACGATTGTGATTTAGTTGTTATTTCAGAATTAAGCCGTGTTCAGAGAGAGGAGGAATTTCAACGTATATTCAGCAGAATAGACACATTGAGGGATAACGGAATTTCAGTTGTGTTTTTGGATGACCCCGAAAATGTATATACAAATGAAAATCCAATTACCTTTGTTCAGTTTATAATGCTGGGTGTTCGGGCACAGGGAGCGAGAGAAGAATTATTAAAAATCCGTGACCGTATGAAAACAGGACGAGTTGCAAAATTGCAACAAAATCCGTATATGGTTACTGGCTCTCAAGTGCCTTTTGGGTTTGAAAAATATGCAAATCTCGATTATGTATTAGGACAAACACCGAAATCATTAATTCGTATTAATGAGGATGAAGCAGCGATTATTAGACGTTGTTATGAAATGGCAATATCTGGGAAATCGTGTCAAAGCATTGCAGATTTTTTGAATCGCAGCGGTTTTATTCATAAGAATAACAAGGGGGATAAGTTTTGGCAAGCAGCAGAAGTTAACCGAATGCTGAAAAGACGTTTATACATTGGTGAAAGAACAATAGAGGGTGTAACACATCAAATCACCCCTATTGTTTCAGTTGAAATGTTTGAACAAGCTGCAAAATGTATGACGCAAAAGCGGTGTATTGTCAGCAAAAAAGAAGAAAGATTTAATCCCTTAAAAGGATTGTTGTTTTGCGGTGATTGTGGTTTGCCGTTCACAATGATTAATCAACGTGGGGAACTTGTTTATAAATGTCTTTATGACAATTACAAACACAAAAATCCAAACAAAACCTATAAGATTTGCCATAATTCAAGAATCTATTATGACAAACTGATGCAAACGGTATGGAATGCAACCGTTGAACGTATGCAAAGCAGTGAATATTACGGTAAATCACAATTGACAATAGCAGACTATGACAGACAATTAATAAGTCTAAACAGACAAATTGCACAACTGATTGAAGAACGCAAACCAATCAAAGCAGAAATCCGAAAAAGATTAAAGCAGTTGGAATCTACAACAGACCCCGATTTTATAGAACTGATTGAAGAAAAATATAAGTCGCTTAAAGCGGAAATAAACGAAATAGACGATAAGATAAGAATAATCCAAAAGGAACATAATAAAATCAATGTTCAACGTGGGGAACTAGCACAGGAGTTGTTTTGGAACAATGGCAAAATGTCAATCTATGAAAAAGCGGAATTTTTTAACAAGGTAATTGAAAAAATTACTTACTTGGGTGAGAAATTCAAGCGTAATGGAACACTCACAATATATTTCAAAAATGGCGATACAGTAGCGATTGAGATGACAAACAAGTAAATCTATCAACACAGCAAAGAAAAGGCGTTAGAAACGAAATCTAACGCTTTTTTATGGGTATTAAAAAAGGGCAATGGAAGAATCCACAGCCCTTTTCTTTTGTGTCGTGCTGATACCTTACTTTTCAAGTTCAGCAAGTTCAGCCTTCAGTGCTTCAATCTGTTTTTTCTTTGCTTCAATTTCAGACTGTTTTTTTGCGGCAATCAGTTTGTTTGCTTTTTCAATAATTTCATTCAGTTGCTGAATGTTGCAGAACTGCAAGCCATCATAAACAGCCTGTATTTCTGTTGTTCGGTCTTTTTTTGTTCTAGCCATAATTAACTAATTAATGGGTTTATATTCTGTTTTATTTTGATGCTGCAAAGTTCAGGAATAATCCCGATATATCCAAATTATTTTGCCGAAAAATTTAAAAATGGATTGAATTTTTTGATTCAATAGAATATTTATATATAAAAGAAATAAAAATATAATTTGAAAATAAATGAACAATACTAATGAAGAAAAAGCACAGGATTTTTTAAACTACATTGCAAAAAATGAATACACACTAAAAACTGCATTGGCTAAAAACGTGACATTTGACAAAGAAATATTTGACGATGTTTTTCACGATACAATTATTAAAGTGTATAATTCAATTCTGAAAAACGGTACGGAAGTAACGGATTATAAAAATTACTTATTTATGAGTTTGAAGTGGCAATACGTACTAGCCGATAACAAAAACAAGAAATATAAAAATAATGTAGTACGGGATTGGTTTGATAACAACGATATTTTAGAGGAAGAATCAGAGGAAGAACAACGATTTAAAAATGTTGTTGAAATGATAGAATTTATCAAGCAGAGAATAACAGAAGAATATGGGGAATGGTACACAACAGTATTTTTTGAGTATTACAAACTGAAAACAACAGAGGGATGCAGTTATAAGAAACTATCCGCAAAATTGGGAATAAGTGTTGTGCAAATAACAAAGATAATCCAAACAATCAAGAAGTTTGTATCAGAGGATGATTTAATAATAAGACTAAAAGATTTAATGAAATTGAACGATGCCGACAATATTTAAACACAAGAAAAATTATAATCCGAAGAAGCAACAGAATGACTTGGAGAAGAAGAAAAGAAGCGAAATATATAATTCTTCAAGGTGGCGAAAAATGAGGTTGGCAAAGCAAATGGAGAATCCTATTTGTGAAATCTGTAAAATGCTGAATAAAGTATCATTGACGGAGGATATCCATCATTTAGTATCATTTACCAACTTAACAGGGAATGAACGTGACGCAGTAGCATTTGATTACAATAATCTAATTGCCCTTTGCAAGCAACATCACAACGATATACACCACGGATGGCTAAAGGGTGCAAAATCAAAAGAAGAAATAAAACAATACATAGAAGCACACAAGGAAACAGACGATAACAAATAACGATTGATTTAAGCCACTTTAATTAAGGTGGCTTAATCTTTATAAGATGAAATAAACAATCAAAATATAAACGATATGACATACAAGAAAATTGAACTTCCTAACAATTTAAGACCGCTAACGGAAAAGTTTATAAAAGGAATAATTAACACATTTGATAAGGAAGATAAGTTAAACAGCCTAGACAATTTGTCACTCTATTTGCTGGCTGCCAATGTTAATACTTACTTGGATTGTGAAGAACACATTGCCGAAAACGGATATACAATAACTTCTGACAGAGGAAATGAATCATTAAGCGGATATGTAGTATTACAAAAGCAAGTTCAAACATCAATAACGGTATTATTAAAAGAGTTGGGACTTACTTTGAACTCAAGAGATAAATTGAAACTGATACAAAATGCAACAGAAGAATCACCCTTAATGCAGTTTATAAATGATTCAAAAAAACTTTGATATTGAAAACTAGAATATGAAAAAAATTTGCCAACTAAATAAAATAAATAATACTCTTATAAAAACTAGGGATTGTATAAGTGAAGCATCAAGGGAATTAAAAATATCTAGACGATATATTTCAAATTGCTGTCAAAATAAGCCTAATTTTAAAAGTGCTGGTGGTTATAAATGGATGTATTTAGAAGGCTATGAAAAATAATTTAATCAATGAAAAATATTATCAATACGCTTTACAGGTTGTGAGAGGGGAAATTATAGCCTGTAAAATGGTTGTGGATTCTTGCAAACGCTTTTTGAATGACTTGAAAAGGGATGATTTAATTTTTAGAAAAGATAAAGTTGATAGAGCCATCAAATTTATATCATTATTAAAGCACTTCAAAGGAAGTGCCAACGGTAAGAACTTTATATTAGAGCCGTTTCAATTATTTATTGTTGCAAATTTAATTGGATGGTATTGGAAAGAAACAGGTTATAGAAGATTTACCTCCGCTTATATTGAGATGGCTAGAAAAGGTGGAAAAACAGCATTAATCGCCGCTATTGCTATGTATTATTTTATTGCAGACGGAGAAGCAGGCGCAGAAGTAGATATTTGTGCAAATGTAAAATCACAGGCTTATATTTGTTTTGAATTTATAGAACAATTCACAAAGCAGTTAGACCCCCAACAGAGAGATTTAAAAATATATCGTGATTATATTACAATGAAAGCAAATAATTCAAGAATAAATGTGTTTTCAAGCGATGATAAGGGTAAAGACGGATTTAATGCAAGCGTAGGAATTGTTGACGAATTTCATAGCGCAAGAAATACAAAAATGCGGGATGTAATTAAATCATCGATGGGCAACAGGGATAATCCTATGCTTCTGACAATTACTAGTAGCGGTTTTGATAAAACATTACCCTGTTATAAACTTCGGACAACTTGTATTGAAATATTAAGTGGGATTAAAACAGACGATAGTTTATTCTGTATAATCTACGGTCTAGACGATGATGATGATTGGACTAATGAAAAGAATTGGATAAAATCAAATCCGAATTTAGGGAAAACAGTATCATTAAAATATTTGAGGGAACAAGTTAATTCAGCAATTAACAATCCCACAGAAGAAACAAGTGTAAGAACAAAGAATTTAGGGCAATGGTTAAGTTCATCCGAAATATGGATACCCGACAATTATATATTAAACGTATCAGAGGAAGTAAAATTAGAAGATTTTGAGGAAGCAGAATGTTTTGTCGGCATTGATTTAAGTTCTGTTAGTGATATGACAGCAGTATCATTCTTATTACAGAGAGAAGATGAAGAAAAATTGTATTTCAAAACATTATATTATTTGCCCGAAAGTTGTTTAACAGAGTCCCCAAACAGGGAATGGTACAAGTATTTGGTAAGGAAGAAATTTTTAAATTTAACGTCTGGAAATGTAATTGATTATGACTATATAATTAATGATATAATGAAATGGTATGATAAACTTCTGATTAGAAAAATATCTTATGATTCATACAATAGCACACAAGCGATTATTAAAATGACTGAATTAGGTTTGCCGTGTGAGCCATACAGCCAAAGCATTGGTAATTTTAATAAACCAACACGAGAATTTGAAAGATTAATCAGAAGCAAACAAGTTGTAATTGATAACAACGAAATTACTTTGTGGATGTTCAGAAATGTAGATTTAAAAAGTGATTGGAACAACAATATTAAACCTGTTAAGACAAGCAAAGATAAAAAGATTGACGGAATTATTGCAATGATTCAAGCGTTGGGAGGCTATTTAGATACACCACGTTATACAGGCACTATATTTTCAGTTTAATCTTTATTATAAGATAATATTTTGCAAAATATGAAATTTTTTGATAGTTTAAATAAAGTTTTTGGATTGGAAAACCGCAAGCAAACCACAATAGATGATATTGCTGAAAGAAGCTACAAAAGAAGTGGCGGTTTTGGTGCATTATTGTATGGCGGTAGCACATATTCAAATGATAAAGCATTTAATTTAAGTGCTGTATATAGAGCGGTTAATTTAATATCTGATTCAGTCGCTAAATTGCCGTTAGAGCCTTACAAAATTGACAAAAACGGATATAAAATAAAACTTCCGAAACATCCTATTTATTCAATTCTTAACAAGAAACCTAATGTAAGAATGACACGTTTTACATTCTTAAAATTAATGGTTAGTTCAATGCTTTTGCGTGGGAATGCCTATGCTTATATATTAAGGGGAAAAGGTGGAAATGTGGAACAACTGATTTATATACCATCTGAATATGTCACAATCATACCTCCAACTTATTTGTCAGAGCCTGTGACATATTCAATAGCAGGGTTAAATGAAAGAGTTGAAGCAAAGGATTTAATACACCTATTGAATTACACACAAGATGGCGTTATCGGCTTATCAACGCTTCAATATGCCAAATTATCATTAGGGTTGGCAAATGATGCAGAGGAACACGCAAGGGGATTTTTTGGCGGCGGCTGCAATGTTGGTGGTGTTCTGAAAGTTCAATCAACATTAACAGATAAACAGAAAAGGGAGTTAAAAACAAGTTGGATGGCAGCATTCAACAAAGATACAGGAACACCAAACGGAGTTGCAGTATTGGAGGGTAATATGGATTTTGAGCCAATAACGATTAATCCCGCTGATTCACAATTATTGGAAACAAGACAATTTAATGTGATTGAAATTGCACGTTGGTTTAATGTCAATCCCGTACTTCTGTATGACTTAACAAAATCGTCTTATTCAACAGCAGAAGCAGTGAACTTAAGTTTTCTCACTGATACATTACAGCCGATATTGGAGAAAATAGAAATAGAGTTAGAAACGAAACTTTTTGAAAAAGAAAACATTGATATAAAATTTGATGTATCACAATTATTAAGAGCCGACAAAGCAGGGTTAGCAAGCTATTACACACAGTTGTTTAATATCGGTGTTGTATCTCCAAATGAGGTAAGAAAAGAATTAGATATGATGCCAGTTGCAGACGGAGACACAAATTATATTCAATCCAATTTGATGAGTTTAAAAGCAGTTGCAAACAATATCCCTGCAAATTCTGCAATAGTTCAAAAAGAAGAAAATATTAATACTGAAACAACGCAAGAAACAATATCTTAAATTTTATCCATAATTAATTGAAATCACAATCAGCAATGGTTGTGATTTTCTTTTTCTTTAATCTTTATTACTAGATTAAATAATTGCAATTATAATATAACATATATGGAAATTACAAAAGGTAGTGATTTAATACTATTACTTAAAAACCTTGAGGATTTAAGAGGTGTACCAATGAGAGTTGCAGACTGTGCGGACTTTAGGGTTTATGTATGGACTGCAAACCGCAATAACTTTTTACAATTCAGCAAAAGCGACATATTACAAGATGGCGATATTGATAGAATCGCAATTCCAGACTTTATGGTTAATTGCCTTGAGTCGGGTGTCGTATGTTATCAATATTTATGGAGCAAATACAATAAAGATTTTGAAATAGGCGATTGTGATTATGACAAAAGCCGCATCATTATAACAGATTTGTACTGGCGTAATTGCAACATAAATGAAGAGCCTGCGAACCCTGTTAATTATCAGACATTAAATTATTTAAAGAATTTAATTGAAAAAGAAAAACTAACACGCGAAAGCGAAATATTGAAGTTAAAAGAATTTGTTAATACTGACTTTTTAGATAAATTAAATGCCGAAATCAAGCGTTCAAATGACGTTGATGTTGAATTATTCAATGTCGTAAAATCCAACAAAGAAGAATGCGTTAATACTTCAAAAGAATTATCTGAAAAATTAGAAAATGAAATCAAAAGAAGTAATGACGTTGATGTTGAGATATTCAATTTAATCAAGGGCAATACAGACGAAAATAAAGAAATAACTGACAGCATTAATGACAAATTAGATGCTGAAATTGCACGTTCAAAACAAGCAGACACTGACAACACCAATGCAATCAATTCAGAAATAAATCGTGCAAAACAAGAAGAAAACAGAATTGAAGTCAAGGTTGATAATGAAAAGGAACGTGCGACAACGGCAGAAGGTGCAATCCGTGACGCAGTTGAAAATGAGAGAGACAGAGCCATAGCAAAGGAAACTTTATTGAATGATTCTGTTACTGCATTGCAGACTTCATTACAAGCCACAAATGACGCTTTAAATGCCGAAAAACAGCGTTCAGCAGACAAAGATACAGAACACGTTAATTCTGTCAATGCAGAAGTAAGCAGAGCAACTGCAAAAGAAAATGAAATTGCCGCAAATCTGACAACAGAAATTGAACGTGCAAAGGATAGAGAAGAACACATAAACGATGATTTGCACACAGAAATTGAACGTGCGAAAGCAGAGGAAAAAAGAATTGAAGGACTTATCAAAACCAATTCCGACAATGATACAGCCTTAATTACAAAAGTAAATGACATTAAAACGGCACTTGATTCAGAAGTTCAAAGAAGCACCGAAAAAGATGCGGAATTAGCAACTTCAATTTCTGAATTGACTGATTCAATATCTGACGCAAACACCGATTTAACCGCTGAAATTGCAAGGGCAAAGGATGCTGAAAAAGCAAATGCAGATAACATTACAGCAGAAACAAGCAGAGCAACCACAGCTGAAAATAAATTAACCAATGACCTAACAACGGAGGTTAATAGAGCAAAAGCAGAGGAAGGCAGGGTTGAAGCAAAAGTTGATACCAACACTTCTAATTTGACTTCTGAAATTGCCAGAGCAAAGCAAGTGGAAAAAGATATTACTGATGCACTCCAAACACTTAAAACTTCTGTTAATACAGCCGACACACAGCACACGGCAGATATTACCAAACTAACAAACGATTTGACATTTGAGGTTAATAGAGCAATGACAGCTGAAAAGGCTAACAAAGATGCCATCGATGTTATTAACGGTAATGCAGCAGTTGTTGGAAGCATTGCACATTCATTGGCAGACGCAAAGCATTATACAGATGACCAAATTACAGCGTTGGAAAATGGAATTGGTATTGAAGTCAATTCAACACTTGAGCAGTATGCAAAGAAAACCGAAGTTGACAGCAGAATTGAAACATTGATTGGAACGGCACCCGAAGCACTTGACACACTGGGCGAAATTGCAACAATGCTTAATGAAAAATCTGATGCAATCACAGCGATTAACAATGTATTGACAGGGAAGGCAAACAGTGCTGACGTATATACCAAAACCGAAATTGATAACAAAACACTTTCATTAGGTCAGGAAATCAAGACGGAAGCAACAAGAGCCAAAGCAGCAGAAAAAGCAAATACCGATGCAATCAATGGGGTATTGACAGGAAAAGCAAATGCAAACGATGTCTATAACAAAACCGAAATTGATACAAAGTTAGAAAATAAGGCAGATAAATCTTCAACTTATACAAAGACTGAAACCGACACAAAACTATCTGCAAAAGCAGACAAAACGACAGTTTACACAAAGACGGAATCAGACAATAAATTTCAAGCCAAAGGGGATTACATTCCTTATGTTGCTTCCGCAAACAACGCTGGTTATTTTGAAGCAAATATAAATATGGTTTATGACGGTGGCGAATATTAATTAAAAACAAAAAAATAAAGTCTATAATCTTTATAATTGATATGGTACAAAGTGAGTTTAAAACAATTATAATAGCCGCAGAAGAAGGCAAATTTCTGACACAATCGGCAGACGTTGAAATTGCAAGCCGTGTTATTGCTTCAACAATAGCATTAGGCAAAAACGATTCTGTTGATAATTGGAAAGAGATTACAAAAGAAGAAGCAGATACCATAAAACAGGCACAGGAAGAAGCATTGAAAAACGCTGATAAATAATTGCACAAACTTCAATGATAAATGAAAGAGATTAGGAACACACAAAACCAAATTAATCCTACAGATACCAATGGCAGACACGTTGAAGGATATGCTATTGTGTTTGATTCTGAAAGTGTGGATTTGGGCGGTTTTACTGAAATAATTGAACGTGGTGCGGTTGATGGTGTTATTGAAAAATCTGACGTTTTATGCCTTTTAAATCACAACACAGACAAAGGCGTTTTAGCACGTTGCAAGTTTGGGGAAGGCAGTTTGAAATTGGAGATTGATGAACACGGTTTGAAATACTCTTTTGACGCTCCAAACACAGCATTAGGGGATGAACTATTAGAGGGTTTGAGACGTGGCGATATATCAACTTCTTCTTTTGGTTTTGTTGTTGAAGATGATGAATGGGTTAAACGTGCTGACGGTACAGTTTTAAGAAAAATAAAGAAGATAAAGCAACTTTATGATGTCAGTCCTGTATATAATCCCGCTTATCAAGAAACAGAAGTTGAAATTGTGGATAAACGCGGATTAATTGCACTTCAAGAAAAGGAAAATAATAATTCAAATATTGATATATCAGATATGAAAATTAATAAACGTGCAAAGCGTTCAAATGAAGAAATTTTAGAAGAAATCAAATCTTTAATGGCAGAAATGGAACAATCGGAGGAACGTGAAGAAGAAGTTGTTGAAGATAGCGAAAAAGATAAAGAAAATGAAACTTCCGAAGAAGAAAAACAGGAAGAAGTAATTGAGGAAAAAGAAGCAGATACAGAGGTCAAAGAGGAAGAAAAAGTATCTGAAGAAGTGGTTGAAGAAGAAACTGAAACCGAAGAAAAAGAAGAAGAAATAAATAACGAAAAACGAAATAATAGTACTATGAAATTTAGTTTAATTCAAACAATTAATGATGTTGTAAACAATCGTGGCTTAAATGATGCCGCAAAGCAAATCAACAAAGAAGGACGTTTATCAATGGTTAAAGCAGGTTTAGCCGCTAACGGTAATATTACTATTCCCGTTGAACATCGTGAAGATCCAGTCGGTGGTGTTGCAGCCAATGGCATACTTGCAACCGTAGCAACACAGGGCAAAGAAAATGTTGCAACTGATAAACTTAACATTCTTGAGCCACTCCGTGCTAATATGGTACTTGCAAAGGCTGGTGCAACTTATATGACTGGTTTAGTTGGCGATGTATCAATCCCTGTTTATAGTGGCTCTAACGTAGGTTGGAAGGGCGAAGTTGTTGCAGCTGACAATGGCGAAGGCAATTTCAAAGAGATAGTATTACAACCAAAGAGATTAACAGCATATCTTGACGTATCAAAACAATTCTTAATTCAAGATTCTAACGATGCAGAAGAAATGTTAAAACGTGATATAATCAACGCTATTGGTGAAAAACTTGAACAAACCATTTTAGGAAGTGAAGCAGGTTCAGCAGTTAAACCCGCAGGCGTTTTCAATGGTGTTACAGCAGACACAGCAGCCGTTAAATTTGACAATATAGTTGATATGGAAGCAGACCTTGAGGAAGCAAATGTAAATGATTACACTTATATTGTTTCACCTTCTGCAAAAGCAATCCTCCGTAAAACTTCAAAAGATAGCGGAAGCGGTCAGTTCATTATGCAAGACGGTGAAATTGAAGGACGTGAAGTGTTAGTATCTTCTTCAGTTGTTAAAAAAGGTGTATTAGTTGGTAAATGGTCAGAATATGTAATTGCTCAATACGGTGCAATAGATTTAACCGTTGACCCTTATACAAAAGCAGCCGAAGGAATGATTAGATTGGTGGTAAATTGTTATTTTGACGCAAAACCACGTAGAGCCGAAGCATTTGTAAAACGTATCTTAAAATAATGCACTCACTTAATTAAGTTCACTATATATATTTAATGGTTGGGTTATTCAATCCAACCATTTCTTTTTATCTGTAATAATCTTTATATATAAAAGAAATTATAACAATGTATATCTTACTAAATCAAGCGAAACAACACCTTAATATTGATAAGGATTTTCACGAAGATGACAATTATATTTTGCATTTAATCAGCGTTGCAGAAGATGCCATTAGCAAAAGAATTGATAAGAAATTAGAAGATTGTGTTGACCCCAAAACTGGCTATTTGGATAAATCAGTAATTCAATCAATCCTGTTATTAATCGGCACATTTTACGCAAACAGAGAAACAGTCGCATATAATTCTGTAACGGAAATTCCAACAACATTTAATTTTTTATGTGACTTAAATAAACATTATCATATTCCATAATTCCAATGATCGCAGGGAAATTGAACGAAATAATATGTGTTGAAGAACTTAAAATAATTAAAAATGAATATGGCGAAGAACAAACGGATAATTATGTTTACAAGTTCAAAACACGTGCGGAAGTTAAATATAATTCTGGAAATAGAATAGCAGAAAACAATGAAGTATTCTTTGCAGATGATGTTAATTTTATTATCCGTTATTATCATAATATTTCAGAGTTAGACAGAATTAAATGGGGTAATAAATATTATAGGATTTTAGCCATTGAAAGAAATAGACAATACCAATTAATCAATATAAAATGTACTTTGTGGAATGACTAACGGAAAATTTCAAATAGAGGTTGATGAGGGTGAAATTAAAAAGATTTTATCCGAATTGGGGGACGATACTTACTTAAAACAAAAAGTGTTGGTTAATGCTCTTAAAAAAGGTGGTGAAGTATTGCAGAAGGAAACGGTGCAAATAATGAAATCCAAATTGGGAGCAACGGCAACTTCAACCAATCACCATAAAAAACCGATGTCAAAAGGTGTAAGGGTTATTGTTGATAAGAACTATTATGATGTGATTGTTTCAATTATGAAAGATTATAGATTAAAATGGTTTGAAAAAGGTACGGATGAACGATTTACAAAAGGTAAAATAACAGGTCGTGCAATGATTACAAAAGGAGATGGAAGAAGGGAAAGAAATATTAGAGATAATAATAAAATTCCACGTGGTAGAATAGAAGGAAAACTTTTTTTTGCAGAAGCAACCAACACAACAACAGGAATTGATGAAGCGGTTTTTGCTTCAATAGACCAACAATTAAATAAAATATTTAACAGATAATAATTTCAATGAAATTAAGAACATCAAGCCTGAAAATAGGTAGAGTAATTCACGAAAATTTGAAAGATATAATAAGAATATTCCCAATTATTGCTGAAAAAGGTGTAACAGGGGATTTTGCGGTTTATCGTAGAACTTCATTATATACTGATGACACAAAAGACTTATTTAATTTTGAAGAAAAAGCAAATATTGAAATTATAATTGCTTCAACAACCTATAATGATAGTTTGGAATATGCACAGGCAATTAAAATCAGAATGGAAAGTTTGCACGGCAAATTTGAAACAGAAAAAGAAGAAGCAATAATTATTGATAGTATTGAATTAAATAGTGCTTCAGAAGATTGGAGCAACGATGCATATATACAACGTTTGAGTTTTGAAATAACAATATTAAAAGAGTGTTGTTAAGTAGCATTTTAATCTGATATAATCTTTATATGTAGATTGAAATAAAATAATAATTAAATATTCTATATAGATATTATGGCAATTATAAAAGGACAAAATTTAATGTGTTTTGTAGGAGGTAAAAGTATTGCATTTGCCACTTCACATACACTAGAAGTTAGCGGTGAAACAACTGATTGTTCAACCAAAGATAACGGAGGTGGCGAATGGGCAACTTCTGAAATGGGATTGTTAAGTTGGACGTGTTCAAGTGAAAATTTAGTTGGTGACCCCCGTAATGGTTTGGGTTATGATGAACTATTTGATTTAATGGTTAAAAAAGAAGCCGTTGATTTGGTATTTGCAAACAAATCAAAAAGTTCTTCCGCTGGTGAAGCTTACACAGTTGATGAAGGTGGTTGGACTGCAAAAACTAATGACGGACACAAGGGCAAAGCATTTATTACTTCATTATCCCTTAACGCTCCAAACGGTGAAAATTCTACAATGTCAGTAAGTTTTACAGGCGTGGGAGCATTAGAAAAAGTTAGTTCAACTTCTAGCCCTGCAAAAACAGCACCGAAGGCTTAAAATATAACCTAATTAATAATATAATCCTATTTGGTTAATCTTTATAATAAGAAATCCAAATGGGATTTTTTGTGTAAATAAACAATCAAAAATATATAGATATGACAATTAAAATAAACAATCAAAACTACAACTTAAAACAGACAATAAGAGCAATGTTTTTATTTGAAGAAATCACAGGAAGAAATTTTGAAATAAATACAACATTAGACAATTATTTATATTTCTATTGTCTGTTATTGGCAAATAATTCTGATTTTATGGATTGGGATTCATTTATTGAAGCACTAGACAATGACCCACGAATTATTTTTGAAATTACCAAAGAATTGCAGAAACAACAGAGTTTGGAGAAATTATTAAATAATGGTGAAGAAACACAAGACGGTAAAAAAAAAGATTAAAAGTTTCTGAATTATATTCTTTATTGGTTTTGCAATTTAATTTAACTCCGAAATATGTGTTAGATGAGATTCAAGCATACGAAATAAAATCATTAATGGATTATGGCTATTATAAAAACAAAGATAGTTGGGAACAAACACGTTTAATTAGTTTTCTTTTGGCACAGACCAATTCAAAGAAAAAACTAAAACTTCAAGATATAATTAAATTTCAATGGGAAACAGAAAACGAAAGCACGGTTATTACAAATGATGAAATTAAATTACTATCAGAACAAGCGGAAGCAATGGAAAAACTATTAAACAATAATAAAGAAAATGGCGAATAAAAAACAGATATGGCAAAAGATTACGTTGTTAGATTAACAGGCGATTCAAAGGGGTTAAATAATGCGGTAAAATCGGCTCAAAACGCATTAAACGATTTGGGAAAATCAAATCAAAGTTTGGATAAAGTTAAAGAGCGTTTTGACAAAATAACCAACTCCACAGCACCACTAAAAGTTAAAATCCGTGATATCAAAAAAGCAATGGAAGATATGGCGGTTAGTGGTGAAAACACTTCTGAAGAAGGACAAAAAATGTGGAAACAATTATCAGATGCCGCAAAAAAATATGATGAGACCTTAAAGAAAATTTCAGACGATACAAAATCAGTTGGCGATAAATCCGCAAATGTCGGAAAAGGTGGATTTGATATAAAAGGAATTGGAGGAGACCTAGCAGATAAAGCAGGGTTAGGTGGTGTAACAAAATCATTGGGGGGATTGGCTGCAATGGCTAACCCTGCAACAATAGCGGTTGCAGCCGTAGGTGGTACAATGATAGCTGCAGGGAAAGCAGCCGCCGATTTTGAAGTACATTTAGATTCACTTCAAGCATTAACAGGACTATCAACGGAAGCAATGAAGGGCGTATCTGATACGGCATTAGATATGTCAAAAAAATTTGGTATATCAGCAGGGGAAATTGTGGATTCAATGGGTATTATTGGGTCACAGGCACCTGTATTGTTGCAAGATGCGGACGCATTGGCATTTGTTACTGATGCAGCCTTAACACTTGCAAAAGCAGGTAGTATTTCAGCAGACGCAGCCGCCAGTGCAATCACCACTGTAATTAATCAAATGGGGGTTTTACCTTCCGAAGCAATGAACATTGCAAACGCATTGGAAGCCGCAGAACAGCAAGGTTCAGCCTCCGTTGAATATTTGAACAAAGCATTTGAAAAGAGTGGAACACAAGCAAAAGCAGCAGGGATGAGTTATGTTGAATTGGCTGCAATGATCGAAAGCGTTGCACCCAAATTTTCAAGTGCTGACGTTGCAGGCAGTCAGTTAAATTCAACATTGCTTAAATTGTCAATGGGTGCTGATGAGTTTAATCCCGCAGTTGTTGGTATGGCTCAAGCCCTCGATAATATGGCAAACGCACAATTAACCAACGAACAATTATCAAAAATGGTTGGTGAAGCAAATATTACAATGGTTAAATCAATGATTGATGCCCGTGATTCTTTTAATGGGTTTACTCAATCATTAAACGGCACAAATGCGGCAGTTGATAGTTGGCAAACAAAAAGTGATAATATGGCGGGAATGATTGATAAATTAAAAGCGAGTTGGGATGCGTTTTTAATTACATTAGGTCAATCCGCAATTATACAGGGAATAGCCGATAATATTATGGCAGTTATGGATGCTCTTAATGACGTTATGGATGTATTGGGTGACGTTATTAAAGCATTTGAAGATTTTGGCGTTACTTCCGATAACACAATTAATCCGTTAAAAGCACAATTAAACATATTGGTTAAAGTTATTCAAGGTGTTGGAGTTGCATTACAAATTATTATAAAAATCGCTGCAAAAGTATTCAACGGAATTAAAGATTGTGTTTTCAAAGCAGCTGATTGGATAGGTGATAAATGGACTAAATTAAAAAATTTATTAGGTGATACGGCATTTGGTAAATTTGTAATTAAAACATTTAATAATGTAATGAAGGCGGTTGCAACCGTTGTAAATAAAATAAAAGAATGGTGGAATGGAATGTTGGACTTCCTAGGAATTGAAGGGGGACATTTTGATATGGTTGCAGCACCTACAATTAACATTGATACAGGCGGAGCGGAAACAGCAACAAACACCGTATTAGATTCACAAAACGGAACTATTAACGCACCTGACACAGGAGGAGGTGGCGGTGGCAAAGGTGGAAAAGGTGGCAGAGGTGGAAGAAACACAACACCAAAACCAACAACAACACCAAAGGACAACACCCCAAAATTTGAGGCTGGAAGTATAAAAGATTTGGAAGCACAAATTTCAGCGTTAAATAATGAGTTGAATAATACCGTAGTTTCTGATGAAAGATTAAAGGAAATATTAGCCGAAAAATCAGCATTGGAAGAACAAATTAATTCATTAAAAATAAGAAATGGATTAATGAAAGCACCCGAGCCGAAAGCGGAAAAATCGGAGTTGGAAAAGAAACGGGATAAATATAACGGTGCAACTCAAAAAATAGAACAAGTTAAAGCAGATTTTAAGGTTGGTTTAATATCAAAGAAAGAAGCGGAAAATGCTATTGCAGATGCAAATAAAGTATTAGAGGAAATTGGCTTAAAACCGTTGGATTTGCACGTTAATGATGACGGTTCAATAAAATCTTCATTGGAAGAATTGGAGGCGCACAATGAGCAATTAAAAGGCATTGGCGATGTTGTTGGAACGGTTGGGGGTGCTTTTACTTCATTGGGTGGAGCATTAGACGGAACAGCAGGAAGTGTGTTAAATTTTGCAGGTCAGACAATGCAAGCAGCAGCACAGATTATACCACAAATTATTTCAATAATCGGAGCCAAACAAGCGGAAGCAATGGCAAGCGGTACGGCATCCGCAGCAGCACTTCCCTTCCCTGCAAACATTGCTGCAATGGCATCAATCATTGCAACCGTTGTTTCATTATTTGCAAGCATTCCAAAGGCGTTTGCAGAAGGTGGTGTGATTGGTGGCAATTCAATTCACGGAGATACAATGTTAGCAAGGGTAAACAGTGGGGAAATGATTCTTAATCACAATCAGCAATCAAATCTTTACAGAGCAATCAAGAACAATCAAATTGGCGGTGGTGGATTAAACGGCAATGTTGAATTTAAAATACAAGGAAGCACATTAAAAGGATGCTTAAATAACTATGACAGCAAAATGTCAAGGCTGAAATAATCTACCACTTTTAATTATAATATATTCCAATGTTTTAATCTTTATATGTAGGATTATTTCATTGGAATAATTTTTTATTATTACATAAAATAAACAATCAATATGGCAATATATATTTCAGAATTTACTTCAATAAACGGCACAGATTACAAGGTTGAAATTAACACCAAAAAAGGTAATGGAACAATTAATTTCCTTTTGGGTGGAACTCCGTTTGTTACTTCAATGGATAGTGATGGAAAAACGATTTATGCACCAATTAAGACAACAGGGGCAACAATTACAATGCTGACAAAATCCACGCCGTTTAATTTATACACTGGCAATGTTATGGGAAATAAAGTCACTTTAACCAACACAACAGACAACAGAATTGAATGGGTTGGGTATGTGACGCCCTGTGCCTATGATATGGGGTTTGACAATGAATTTGAAGAATTGGAAATTGAATGTGTGGACGGAATAAGCGTACTTAAGGACGTACCTTTTAGGACTGACAAAAAGGATGTGAACACATTCTTAAACATTATATTCAAGTGCTTAAAACGTGCCAAAGTATATAAGTACTTATATATTACTGACAACGTGCAAATGACAGCAAACGGCACTGAAAACATATTGAATAAGATAAGGGTATCTGAAAGCAACTTTTTTGAAGAAAAGGATTATGAAGCACAGATTGATGATGCCGTTGCTTGGAATTGCTATGACGTTTTATTTGAGTTAATGCAATATATGGGATATACACTTACAACTGACGGAAACAATGTGTATATAATGGATTATGACGCTATTGTAAAAGGAAAAAACACATATTGGAAGTATGACATTAGCGGTAGCAGCATAGGCAGTGGCGCACGGGTGACATTATCACAATCACACCATATTACAGGGGAAAGTTATGCAGAAAACGGCACGAAAATCAGTTTGGATGAAGTGTATAATAAAGTGACGGTACAAGACGAATTTTATAAGATTGAAGATTTGATTGATGGCGTTGACAATAACAAAAACTACAAAAACATAACGGCAACTTATGACACAGAACTTAAGAATTGGTTTAGGAATGACAGCCGATTTTTAGAGAGTGAAGTTTTTACCGTAAAGAATGGAGCAGAGGAAGATGAATCATTCTTTATCACATTAAACAAAAATGATTCAGGGGATATATTCTTTGTGTTGGGAAAATTCTTTGAAAATCCGCTTATCACGACAAAGCATTACAGCCACAATTACACTTATCCTTCAATTATAAGCGAAAGCAATTATAATCCGATGATGTATTCTCAATTGTGGGGTGCAAAAGGTGCAACAGTAATGGGATATTTTACAGCACATATTGAGGGAAACAAATATAACACTTGGAGAGCGGATATAACTGCAAATTGGGATGGTCAAAGCAAGCAGACAAAACTAGACCAATTTGGAAAACTAGCAAATATTGCCAACATTGGTAACAAAAAATTGGTTAATTATATATTGTGTTTGAATCAAGACACAAACCATATTAGCCACGAAAATGTAAGAAATTATCCTTACTTTACTATCAAGAAAAACGTCCCCACAATTTTCGGTGGCGATGGTGGATATATCGTATTAAAAGGAAGCATTATAAGGCATCATCAATACAATGCACCTTTTCCACAGAACGGCAAAATATATGTGCATAATGACACAACAAAAACTTCAATTTATACAAACGAAGGCTATTTATGGAGCAGATTAAAATGGGGAAGTTATTACTGGCGATGTGAAGGCGGTTATGCTGACACTGGCGAGTGGGTAAAAACACCATCTGACTTCAAATTATATTATGGAGACCCGACAAGGGAAACAAGGGTTAAAGATTGGATTGACAAGGACGTACCTTTTTACAATAATTGTGGTGCGTTATGGGGAGTTGATGAAAACGGATATTATGTGCCAACACCGCCAGACGGCAATTTGAATGGGGAGGTTGAATGGACTATCTATGCAAACAAAGACACAAAAGGAAAGTGGGCGAGAAATAACAAAAGAGATAAAAAGAACTCTTATAAGGGCTATCCTCCCAAAGTTATATTATTCAAAGGTTTGTCAATTAAAGTAGGATATTCAGACGATGCAATGAATGATGAAGCGTTTGATTCTGATACATTTTACACCTGTATTAATTCAACATTTGACAACATAAATGAAATGAAAGACGTGAAGTTTAAGGTATGCACCTTTGACAATAAAACACCTTCTTATTCAACGGTTGATTATTTGGATAATTACGGAAAATCACAATATTTGGATAAAACATACAACTTGGCAACAGGGCAGAATTTAAGACAGGAACATCATTTGGTGCATAAAATAGTAAGTCAGTATCAAGACCCGAAAGTTATATTTACTTGCAATTTGCACAATGATTTAAATATCAAACCTTATTGTTTGCTGACAGATACAACGCTTAATAACAGAAAATTTATCGTTGAAACATCCGCAAAAAATTACAGACACAATTTGAATGAATTGGAAATAAAAGAAAAATGCAGTACTTACAATGAAATTGATTAAATATGACAAAGGCAGAGACAGCACAAGCACCACAATTATAAATGCAGGTGGAAGCGGTGGAGGTGATACTTCAAGCCGTGGCGAAAGCGGTTTAACAACTTCATTAAACAGAACGATTTGGGGACAAAACGATATTGGGGATGACGTGGACGGAACGATGGTTGTAAATGGAGATATCCATATTAAAACAATCGTTAATAATCCGTCTGACACAACGGAAGAAGAAGGAGAAGATGGAGAATGGGAAGGAGTGGAAGAAGGCGGAGGCAGTCTATATGTCGAACAAAATGCAGAAATAAACAAAGACGCTTATATCAAACAACACCTATATATCAACTATCCTTTGCACACTGACGCAAAGCAATGTGTTGTAGATTTAATAAAGAAAAACGCAGATAATATTGATAAGAATAAAACCAATATATCCAACAACACAACTGAAATAAACAGCCTTAAAACAAGGGTGTCAAACGCTGAAACCAATATAACAAACAATGCAACCAATATATCCAACAACACAACTGAAATAAACAAACTTAAATCAAGCAGTCTTACAGAAGATAGAGTTAAGGAATTAATCAAGGAATTAACGCCATCAGTTTATGGAGATTATTCAAACCCTGTTGTTCTATATAGCGGAAGAATCAGAAGAAGCAGCGTTGCAAATTCTAACGTGTATTTTATAGAAGGCAACCATAAGAATTGTTTCAGTATGTCGGTCAGCATTGACGGTGGTTTAATGACAATATCAATCACACCAAATAATTGTGATGTAAATGTCGGGTCTGTTTGTGTGACACAATACAGGTCGGGAGATACAGGGGATAACGTAACGGCAACCGTATCAATAAAAGCACGTTCAGACGGCGCACATTGGTTTGAAGCAAGACAAGACAGAACGACAAACACAACAAAAGTATATATAAGGGAATTCCATCAAGGCAATGGCGATAACGATACTTGGTATTCTGATAATTGGTTTGCAGACGGTGGAATCAAAGAAATAAATGTGATAATGACAGGGTATGTATCATTCCCAGCACTCTAAAATAATAAACTTTATTTTATATAAGAAAAGGAAAAAATGGAAGAAAATATTACTGAAACTGAAGGCAAAGGATGGTTTGCAAACCTATTGGGTCAAATTCCGAAAGTGTTTGAAAAATTCATAAAGATAATAAAGAAATACGGCATTGTTAGCAGTTTATTTTTTATGCTTATTTTCATTATATTTTGGAGTCTGATTATTTACCCTGTGAGAATTGACAGCATAATTGAAAACAGATTAAACCATCAATGGGAAAAGGAAAAAGAACACGTTCAGACTGAAAAGGTGGAATCGGAAGAAATGAGGATTAAAGCAAATGAATTGGTAACGCCACTAATGGAAGATATTGTTGCAAAATTCAATTTGGATAGGTGCTTAATGTTTGAGTTGCACAACAACAGTAAAAATATTAGCGGCATTGATTTTCTCTTTTTCAGTTGCACTTATGAAGCAATAAATGTGAACAATTACAGCGTTGATTATATAGGCGACAATCTACAAAGGCAATACGTTAATAATATGTTCGGCACAGAAATAATAACTATGTTGAAGCACAAAGATTATTTAGAATATAGCAACCTCAAGGAATATAAGAGAAACAAAAGATTACTTACAAAATTACATAAGTTAGGATGCGAGAATGTGATGTTAATTCCTATAAGAAATGAAAAGCAACAGCCGTTGTTAATATTGTGCGTCGGGAATAAAAAAGAAATCAATTATCAAGAAGTATTTGACTATATTAAACCGTTTATTCAACAGATACAGCAGACATTGATAAGCGAATAATTTGTTATGATTGTTTATTTATGGGAATGTAGCGAAAAATAAAAAAAGTACCTGCATTCCCTTTTTATTTGAATTTTCCGAAATTGGAAGATATTTATTATATAAAGAAATAATGATATATACACTTAATAAAATGAGCAAACAATTACAACAGATTTATGAAGATTACACCATAACAAGACAGGGCAGAATATATGACAAAGAAGGCGTTGAAGTAGATACATTTATCAATAGTTGCGGGTACGTTTCGGCATTACTAAATGGAAGAATAGTAACGGTCGCTTATATGGTGGCAAAGCAATATGTAAATAATCCAAACAAATGCATCTGCATTGCATATAAAGACGGAGATTTTACCAACATAAACGCTGACAATCTGTATTGGTATTATGAGGGTGACGAATGTGAGAAATACAAAGGCGGTGGTTTGCAACTCTATATAATAGATTATGACACATACAAGATAATAGATACATTAAATTCAATAACAGAAGCAGCCGATAAATTGGGGTTGAACTATTCAAGCATCAGCCATATAATATTAGGCAAAATAAATCAACCGAAGAAATACTACATCATACCGACAAACGAATATAACGAATACACAATCAAAGCAAAGGTTGAAGAAACAAAAGACAAATGGAAAAGAACAAATAAAAGAAGCAAAAAAGGTGTTATGCAATTTGATTACAACGGCAATTTAATAAAAGAATATGAATCATTTAAAGAAGCAGCGATACAATTAGGAATTTGTCCGACATTTGTAAGCAAGATATGCAATGCAGAAACAAAGCAAAGAAAAGATTATTATCTGATATCGCAAGAAAATTATGATGAAAACACGATAAAAGATTTAATAAGAGAAGCAAACAGATAACATTAAATAAGGGGTTGAATTAAGTTCAATCCCTTTTAATTTTGTCAGAAAAAAATAAAATAGATTAATATAAAATGGAGGTCAGTGGATAATGAGGTTTGAAACGAAAATATCTGTGAAGGGGTAGGCTAGCAATATTCTGGGCCGATGTTGCTGCATACCTCGCCCCACTTTCCTTCACACAATTTGGATTTTTCAAAAAGTAAAAAAGGGGGTTGAAGTTGATATATTTTTCAGTCATCATAATCTTTATGTAAAAGAGTATTTCACTTCATATATAATTAATTGTTCATTTTATTTTATTTATTTTTTGTCCTGTTTTTGATTGTGAAATTAGAAGCAGGAATTTTTTTAAATTAGTTTGTTTGTTTCATATTTAAAACGTATGTTTGAAACACTAGTTGAAAAGTTTAGCAGTTTATAATTTTATTTTCTTCCGTTTGCCGTTTGTGAAAATAGCAAATGGATTTTTTATTTTATGAGTGTAATTTCAAATTAAATCTATCAAGAAGATTAGTACACTTGAGATTAGTACACCTATCAAAAAGTGTACTGATGTGTGTACTGATGTTTTGGAGATATGATATAAAAACGTATGTTTGGAAAAAGTTTTTTGAAAATATTTTGAATTTTCTGAAAATTGATACTATTTATTATATGAATATAGTTTTGACGGAGTAATTAACCGTGGGGAGGGTTTTCTACATTACCTCCCCTTTTCAAAACTTCAAATTGAATGTAGAGAAAATAAAAGAAATATTACAAATGTAGAATGTTTAATTTTAAAGTAATGAATCGTGCGTTGAACGATTCCAATTTATCAGACAAAGCATTTAGGATGCTTTACACAATCACAAACTATTGCAGTTTAAAAGATAGTAATTCCGCTGAAATACACAATGAATTTTTTATGGATGTGCTTAATGTGTGTGAGCGACAAATACAAAGAATCACAAATGAACTAGTAGTAAATGAATATATAACAAAGGAAGTTCAAAGCACACCTAAAAAAAGAATAGCAAATAAATATACACTATTAAATGTTGAAGTAAATGATACTCCAACTGATTCATTATGTACTGAAGCAAGTACACAAAAATTCCCCCTTAATAGCAATGACGTTATTAAGCGACAAAATAAGGCGACATTATTAGGCGACAAAAATGTCACCCTTAAAAATAATAAAAAAATAAATAATAAAATAACAAATACTATAGCAAATAATATTAACGTAAGCTTACCTGTAGAAGAAACTGAAAAATTAACAGAAGAAGTTGAAGTTTGTGATTCTGACGAACAGCGAGAGGAAGAAAAAACAAACGCCTTAACATTGGAAGAATTGTTAAATTCTGAAAATGTAATTGAAGTGAACGGTAAGACGATAAACACATACATTCCAACTACAGAAGCGTTATTTATTCCCGACACAGACATTGAAGTTTGTGATTCTGATGAGCAAAGCGAAGAAGAAATAACAAACGCTTATACCACTAACGAAATAACTTCAACTGATAACGTATTTGCTATAGCAGAAATTAACATAAACGAAAACAAACAACAAATGGAGCTTAGGTCAGCTGATAACATTACTTCAACTGAAGAAGAATTAGTGATTACTGACAATATCAATAACGAACAAACCATATATTCCAACGATATTTGTTATAAAGCCCCCCAGCCCCCCACAGCCCCCGAAAACGATAATAATATAAATGAAAATAACGATATGATGAACGAAGAAATTATTGATACAAATTGGAGTGTTTCACCAACGTACAACAATGCAAAGTTTGACGAAAGAATCAAATTGATAAATACAGCGATTGAAAACTACAAAAAAACACAGGACGAACAATATCGCAGTTTGGTTAATTCTCACATTAAAATCTGTGAATGGATGCGAGAAGCAAACGAAATATCACAAAAACAAATGGAATGGGTTTATAAAATTCAATCCAACTTTGAAAAGATAGTACACGGAATTTATGTCAGCAATAAAGTGAAGCGAAATAAAGCCGTTTTAAGCCACGAAAACAACGCAGACAATAAAAGTATCAGCCGAAGCGATGAAACGCAGCAGGACGCAAATAAAACGGCAAATATGAGGGATTACAGCACAGGGGAACAAAACGCATTTGAAGAATTAATAAAAAATGGCGGCAAGCAGTCGGATTTGCAGAATGTGGTTGAATATATCAAGTGCAACTACAACGGATGTCCTGCAAAGAAATTGGAAAAGTTGGAATCATTCTGCAATAATACAATCTTTGAGGGTTGCACTTCCGCAGAATTAATAAGGGAGTTAAAAGACTACATTACGGAGAATATTAAATAACATACTCTAAAAACGATTTTAACGTACATTTTAGCCACTTTAACAGCCGAAATGATAATTTGTATTACTGACGCTTTAAAAGTGGCTTAAAACGCCTTATACAATTTTTAACACTTCCTATTTTGTGGCATAATTCAAAAGAAGTATATTTTGAAAAAATAAATTAATAAATTGCTATATGAATTTTACTGATACTTTAAAAGAAGATAAAAACATTACTAGATTAGTATGGTTTGATGATGAGTTATTCAATGAAGATTATATAATATATAACAAAAGTATTTCTGTTTGTTTCAATTCCTATGCTTCCGATGATGCTAGGTTGTTAAGCAATCATTCAGTTTGCAATATTAGATATAATGGAATTAGGTTTAACAGCGTTGAGCAAATTTACTTATATATGAGGTATTACAATCATTCTGACGTGCGTAACGCTATTATGAAAATGAATAATCCCAGCGAAATAAAGAACATCTGCAATCGTTATTATTCCAACATTTATCCCGATATTAAATTGCAAAAGAGCGGATTTAAAACAAACTTATTATTCTTTGCACAGCGGTTAAAAATGCAACAGAATCCCAATGTTGTAAAGGTAATAGATGACAGATTAATCAAAATTAATTCACTTGTAATAATTCCGCAAATAGTTGAATATACTTGGTGGAATGACACGAAAAACGGCACTATTGATGTTGATATAATCAATAAGGGAGATTATAAGAATGGATTACTAAAAGGGCAAAACAGAAGCGGACGGATGTTAAGAAGGTGTTATCAGGAACTTCAAAAGGGGTTGTTAAATGAAGAAATAAAACCTCCATACGATTTTGTCATATAATTTTTTCTCCAACATAATCTTTATATATGTAAAGTTTTTCACGCACATTTTATAAATTATATTTTTAGCCACTTTAGCAGATTAAAGTGGTTTTTTTGTGTCAAAATCTGAATTTTCCAAAAGTCAGTGATATTTATATTATAGAAAATAAAAAATATAAATTATAACTGATATGAAACTTTTAACTAGATTAATGCTTGCAATATTGCTAGGATTGGCAATATCAATTACAATCAAGAATTACACGCTTCAATCTGAATTAGACCAAATAAAAGAAGATGAAGTAAGAACTGAATGGGTAAAAGCTGCAAAAGCAAACCACGAAAATAAAAATATAATCGTGGTTGAAGATGGAAAGAAATAAACACCACGAAAATTTTCAGCTTTACGGAAACAAGGGATTAAACCTATATTATAAATGGCTTAATAAAAAGTCAGAAAACAATGATTATTGGTTTGAATTGCTTGCGAATATGGATGAATTCAGCCCCTATGATATAATGCAGATAAAACATTCAGCAGAAGATTATACAGATACTTCAACTTCCTATATTGAAATTAAGACCAGAAAAGTTTGCTTGTATCAATATGATGATTGTGTTATTGACTCTTATAAGATATTCAACTTACAAAAACTATCAATCATAACTGGCAATAAATCTTATCTAGTGGCGATTTACACAGGGGACAATAAAATAGCAGTGTGGGAAATCGATCTCGAAGAACAATATACCACTATAAATAAGGAGGTGCAATGGCACACAGCAGATTTAAGCGGTGTTAAGAAGATGAAGGAAATGGTTAGTTTGCCAATATCGGAAGCAAAAATATATAACCTATAAGTTTTCAGGGCGTTAAGCGGATTATAATTTCAAATGAATTAATCTGTTTAACACCCTTTAATCAAATATATGGAATCTCCAAACGATTTACAATATTTAACATTGTTAATTTGGATATGTCGGATAAAATTTCTAATTTTGTATCACTTTTCCGAATTGATTAGCGAATTTAATGCTAGCTAAAAAGGGTACTGATTAAGGGAAGAAAAGAAAATAATAAAAAAATAAATAATATGACTAAAGAAGACAGAAAAGTATTAATTTCAGCTTTTCAGAAGGCAATTAAAAGTGGTGCTAAAATGGCAACAATGACTTCAGATTTTCACAGCACTTCCGATTTATTGAATTGTATTCAAAAAGACTTTAAAACAAATGAAAAATACGGAATATTTAAAGAAATGATAATTGATTTTGATACACTGACATTAGTAAAACACATTAAATTGGCTTAATATGATACATAAAATTTATAATGCGTCTGGTTTTGACGCGGAGACCGCAAAGAGTTATTATAACAAAGGCGAAAAGGTACAAATTAAAGCGTGTGGATTTTATCTAACTTTGAAAGATATAAAGAAGATTAAAACGGAATTTGACAAAATAAGCATAGTTAACCAATTTGATTTTGATTTAATAAATCAAGTGTTAACGATTGGTTTTGATAATAGATTTGAATGATTTACTTTATTGATTTTGATTATACCGTTGCAGACACTTCAATCACGGAGTTCTGCAATGGTGATTATAAAGAAAAACAGAAATTAATACCTCAATTCAAGATTTACAAAGAAGCGGTTGAATTAATTAATTCTGCAAACGCAAATAACATTCCTGTTTATATAGTAAGTGGAAATGTTGGCAGCACAATTAAGAAAACAATCAAATATTTCAAACTTCCGATTAAAGAAGAAAATGTTGTAGGATATAGACAAGGGATGCCAATGCAGAATCTCAAGCGAAAAATAGCAGTGATTAATGAAGCAATAAAGAAATTCAAATTAGAGGATAAAAAAGAAGAAATAACATATATTGGCGATGAAGAAGATGATAAAATTGCCAGTGAAATTGTGGGAATAAAATTTTTAAAAACTGATTGGAATAAATAATATGGAAAAGACAAACAATAATTATACAACAATCCTATCATTTACAAGCACTGAAAATGATGGCATAGAAATGACAAATGCACAATTTGAAAAAGGTAAAAAATATATTTGTGAAATAATCAAGCAAAAAGCAATTAAAGAGGGTATTGAAGTTCTCGATTATTATTCAAATTTAGAAGAAACGCCCTGTATGGATTTTGTTAAAGAATATAACAGAGCCGTCAAACCTAAATACAGGATTGAAATAAATAAAGCAAATATTACGAAATTCAATGAATGGTGGTGCTGGTTTGAGGGTAGCGGAATTGATAAAATTAGAAACGATATTAAAAAGATTGATTTTGATAAAATAGAAAATGAAGTAATTGATTATATCAAGTGGGAAATAATAGATAATAAAAAAGGTTGGTTAGAGTCATACAGAAAAAGTTATAACGAACATTATATGCCATTGCGAGAACTAATTAGTTGTTTGCTTAATTCAAATGAAATAAATGAATATGTTGGCGAAGTATTGGGTATTGACAATTTAACCGATACGGAATTAGATATAATTATTGAAAATGCAATTGAAAAGAACGAACAATTAATTGAAGAAATATATAATAATGAAATTGAAAATAGAATTGCAGAATATTGGAATAAAGTAAAAGAAATATTCAGTAAATTTACCGATGAGGAACTAATAAAAATGTATGAAACTGAAGATACTGACGATTTGGATAATATTATTTATTGGTCTAATAGCATATCGGAAAATCAGACAAAATTAATTTTGAAGGGCTATGAAGATTTGAGAATTGAATATACTGAATATGTTTACACCATTCCCGATATTATATGGAATGAAATAAAAAAACGAAATATAGAATTATAAAATAAATTTCTTCATTATCTTTATATAATATGGAGATAAAGAAACATATTAAAGAAATCGTTGCATTTGCCGTTGGGGTACTTATTACTTCAATGGCTTTTCTTATATTCAGAAATGAAGAATTAAAGCAAGAAATTATTGAGGTTGAAAAACCTATTGTAAAGACCGAAACAAAGGTAATAACAAAGGTTGATACACTTTACAATACAATCTACAAACCAAAGTACATTACAGAAACGATAATCAGAACTGACACAATTAAAGCAGATACAGCCCTTAATTATGTGCAAAGAGAGTATTTAACCAATATAGCAACAGACACGATTACAGGGCAGATTAAAGCAGTTGTAAGTGGTGTTAATCCATCATTAGACACAGTACAATATAACTTCAACATTCCAACTAGGACAATAACTAACACCGTACAAACGCAGATAACGAAATATAAGCGGAAGCATTGGAACTTTACCGTTGGCGTTGGTGCTGGGTATGGACTGACAACAAAGAAGGCAGATTTGTTTGTCGGGGGGATGGTTGGATATAGTTTTTAATTTGTCTATTTCCTGACTTTTAGCTAACTTTGCATCTCTAAAGCAGCCTTTTATGGAACAAAAAGCAGACGTTAAAACAATAGTCAATATAATAAAAGAGATAGTGAAGGGGTATTATGCCGTTATAAAGCGTGATACCAATTCTTATGTTATACGCAAATTCAATAAGGAAGATTTTATTTCAATTCTATCAAACGGCAAATGGCAAACAGAGAACGATGGCGATTTAGCACGTTTTTTGTTGTGTAATTCCACTGATACCACTTCAACCGATTCTGACATTCTTAAAACTTTTAATTCCTATGAAGTGGATGATTCAGTAAAAATTGCTAGTATTGCAGTTGTATGTGATTGGAGTATTTTTGAACTTGCATTTGATGGAAAACAGCCAAAAGAAGTGTTAGAAATGGTATGTTCAGAAAAAAATTAGGGTAAAGCAAAATTTTTTGTTACAATAAATCGTTGAAGGTTAGCACGTTATCAAATGTGTTAACCTTTTTCTCACATTTACGCCGAAGTCGTAAATCAAAAGAAACGTGACGCCGCCAACAGCATTACATTGAAATAAATCCATCAGAATTAGGATGGAGTAAACTTTTTAGTTAACTTTGCAGTTGAAG